TTAGCAAATGCTTGCTTTTTCTCAAAGTCAGTTAAAGCGCTAACAGATTTTCCTAATTCTCTAGCATATTTTTCTTGGGCAGGAATAACCCTGGCCATAATACCAAGTTCGTCTAATAGTTCTGGCTGAACTTTAGCAATACCTTTTGTAAGACGATCCATAGAATCGCCCATATCTCTACCAAGAGCCAAACTAGCCTTTTTAGCTACTTCGGTCATTCTTATCATGGCAGCATTAGTCATACCTGCAGAACTTGCAAGCGCTGTAGAAGTCATTGCTTCTCTTAAACTTAGTGCACCACCAGTAACTTCAACCATAGCCTTGGCAACTCCACCAAGAGATCTACCGCTTTGAGCGCCAAGTTGATCTAAGCCTTTGATGATGTTAGTAGTATCTGCTGCTTTTGAAAGTGCTGAAAATGCTGCTGAGACGGCAAATAAGTTAGCAGCAAAAGTAGCATATACGTGTACTAATCCGCCTAGACCTTGCGCTTGTTTAGCGAAGTCTCGGCCTTCGGCACCTGTGCCTACAGTACCTCTTGCAGTACCGTACTCATTACTGCTGCCTCCGCCTTTTGGTTTTGGCGAGGCCATAACTGGCGAAGACCTTCTGGTATTTGTAGCAGCTACTTGTTCTTGGGCAGCCTGAACAGCCGTAGGAATACGAATATTCGCGGCTATGTTCGAAGTTGCCTTCATTATATCATGTAATTTCTGCGCACTCGCCGTGGCTTCAGTTAAGCCCTTGGTGAGTACGTTTACTTCAATCGTTGATTGTTCTGTTGCCATGCGGCCTCCAATAAACATCTTTTAAAACAATGTAATATTATTTTATCCTCCACATTATAGCACGCTGGCACCCAGAAGTCAATAAGCAAATTTTTTTAACCCATAAAAAAACCCCTATACCTTTCAGTATAGGGGTTTTTCATTTTGATTGCTCTGACTTTTTAGCTTCTTTGGCCTGTGCTATTGCATTAGACCTGTGAATATCAATAATTGATACTAACTCAAATAATCCGCGCTTGTTTTCGACCGGCACATCTAATATATCAAATATATCTAGTATACCTGTGAAATTTTTCCCAAGGTATACTCCGTTGAACCCATCCCACTCATCTCGTAATTTGCCATAAACTCCAAATGCATATTGTACTTCGTCTGGTAAGTCTTCGAAATCCACTGGAATCTCAGAATCATCAGGTTCACTACCAAGTGCTTCGCACATTTCAAAATATGCTTGTTTTGTCATTGTAAGACTACTGTTCTCAAAGTAAGACTTTAATAACCTATTTAGTTCGATGTACTGGTCTTCGTGAAATTTGCTAGCTCGCTAACAGTTTCCGAAATAAAGGCGTCAAAATTTGCAGAACTCTGCATTAAGAATAGGGCATTGTCTTGATCATACGGCAGTTCGCTTTCTAGATCTTGTCCTGCTAGGTCTACTGGAGCTAATTGCTCAAGATAAGCTAGTTTTAGGCCTTTCCAGCCTTTAATACAAGCATTTACGTAAAGTTGTAAAAACAACTTATCGTCTAGTTCATCGGTCGCTTGACGATTCTTCCAAGCTGTCTTTGTTGCTTTCTTTCGAATTTCAACAAGTTTCTCTCTTGACAAGAATACTACATTGACTTTGAATCCATTAAGTCCAGGATAGTCTACTTCGACTGTTTTGCTGGGTACTAGTAATGATTTTAATGATAGAGCAGGTGCTGCTGTTGACATTGGTTTTTTATCCTATTATAATAACACTAAAAAGAGGTGCCGATGATCAAGCCGGCACCTGTAAAATCCGCTTATGCGCGGTAGTAACGAACTTCTAGTTCATTAGTATTTTCGATATCAATACCGCTTGCGTCATTTGCGTGACCTTCAGCAGTAAAGTTGATTGTAGTTGATAGAACAGCTTGAGCATCAATTGATGGAATCTGTACAAACGCCATTGGCATTTCTAGTTCAACACGGGTCGTAGCAGAAGCTCCACCGATGTACACAATTAATTGATACTGTGGCTCAATACCAGCAGATGTAGAAGATGCCGCTAATAGAGTGCTTAGTAGACCTGCAGTATTTGTGCTGCCTGTACGTAAGTAAGCTGTTACATTACCTGAAATAGCACGAGTACCTGTGTAGTATCCTACTGGCTGATTAACTACACCAAGATTAGCTGGTGTTAGATAAGTAACATTATTATTAATTGTTATTTGTCCGCCTGTTAGGGCTAGGTTATATGCAGCTCCGGTACCTTTAATACCTGTTTTTAAGGTAACAGTGCTTAGTTTATTAGTAATAAAATCAGCAGTGGTATTCTTATAGGTATAGTTACCAGTTAAACCACCAGTGATTGCAAATGGTGAGCTAGTAGCAAATACTGCTGTAGTTGCAATTTGACGTAGGGCTGTTCCCATACCTGTCCAAGCTATCATAGCAATACCGTCTAAGCTAAACTGAATATCTGCTTGATTTAAACAGCAGTTATCGATAACATAGGTAATTGAATCAACTACCATAATCATACCAAACTTAACTAGTTGGTTTTTATTACTTAGGGCTGTTGTAACTTCAGCGTATGTAGTTCCTTGCTCATTCCATGCTGTTCTGCGTAGGATTACATTGTCGTAATCTGCGGCAGTTGTGCTTGGTGTTGCAGGATTTGATACCCAAGTACCTGTCCAGCTAGTACCTGCAGTAACTCCAGTGATCCGGATGGCGGTATTGTGATCAGCAGTTACGTGACCTGTCATCATAACTACTTCACCAACTGCTAAGGTGCCTGTAGCGCCTGTAACTGTTAGTACACCACCTACGTAAGCTACTGCTGTAGGAGTGGTTAAAGCTGCTGTGTAATCAACTGCGATTGCATCTGCTGAATCAGTAGCTATAGAGCCTAGTAAAGAGTTCCATAGAACATATTCTTCACACTTTACAGTTGTTGCTTTAGATGGTCTAATGTAGGTAGAGAATGAAAAATCTGCTTGTCCTAGACTTGTATTGAAAGAACGCTGACCACGAGTTGGTGAAGAGCCTGCTTCAGAAATTGTGATTGTGTCTGCGTTTGAAGTTTGACCGAATGTAAATCCATCTAGAACTTGTAGTTCAAATGTATTTCCAGTAGTAAAGCCAGAAGCGGCTACTACACCGGTACTTGCGTTTACGTTAGTAGTGTAGAATACTCTACTATTTCTTACTAGATTAAATGTTGCTGCCATTATCTAATTCCTTTAATTTTGTGCATCCTGCGGACACATTACTAGATATTTATCTGTGATTGGTGCGTTAGGATACGATTTGTTAATAGCCTTATGGCTACTTATACATACATAACTTGATAACGTACTTGTATGTTAATTTCTCCAACAGCATAAGGTTTTAAAAGCCCCTCATCTGTTGTTATAGATACTACTAAAATTTCAGTAGTTATCAGATCTTTTGTGGCGTCGTATACTAGATTTTTATTTTTCTCTAGTAGTTTCTCAATATCTTCTAACAACTGTTCAAGTTGTAGTTGAGCATCTTCTCCACGGGTATAAACCTTTATGCTTACATTCATTAAACCCCAGGCAAATGCTGAAAGTTCGTATTGACGAATTTCAGTACCAGGACTCATATACACACAAGGGAAATCGTTTACTTCATCCCAAAATTTTAATGTGGGATAGGCATTACCAAATACATTTGATGGATACGTAATGCCGTTTAATTGCACTTGCATTTTTTCAGCAATTGCGGTTACAATAGATGTTCTACGTGTCATAGTGCTTGTGCCCTCAGCTTATTACCTACCTTATTTGCTACAATTTCTCTAATTGACTTAGAAATAAGCAATTTTGGATTTCTTGATGCAGGGCTACCTTGTTTAAATCCTGGTTCAAAAGTTTGATATGGATTTTTCATATAGGTATAAAAAGCAGTTATCAAGCCGTCTCTACTTTGTGAAACTGCGGTTACTTTAGCAGATTCAGCAAACCTTCCTGAACGATAATTTAAAATATTACGCTCTGTGCCCGAACCCATATTGGCTGAAATTACATTTTGTAAATTCTCATTAATGTATGCCTGGAGAGAGGTCATAGAAGGCATACGTTGTAGTGCAGCAGAAGGTTGTGTAGCTGATACTACTTTACTTCCTGATATTTTATTGTGCTTACTTATCTGGGCATGCGCTTGCTTAAGTGCTTTACCTACTTGTTTAAAAGTTTTATTTAATGCTTCAACTTCTTTGTCTTTACTGGTTTTTGATACTTTTTGACTTACCTTTGTAGTAACTTCTTCTAAAGTTTTTCCAGTTTTTATTATGCTAGCTATATTTTTACTAATTGACGCCTTCAAAGAAGGTGAGCCTTTAGTGTTTACTAAAGAGCTTGCTAATTGATTTAAAGCTCTAGCATCTCCAGCTATTAAATCAGCTAAATCTCGACTAGATGGTACTTTTTGTAGTTCTGCTGCTTTGGCTATAACTACTTCGGTCAAAGGTTTCAAACTAATTATTAGTTTTTTAAAACTATCAGTAGCATCGCTATCTGATCTTCCAGTTTTTGAAGATATGGTTTTAATTAAATCGTTTAGATATTTACCAGTAGTTGCTAGTAGTTTACCGGCTTCTTCATTATCTCTTTTATATTGTAGTTCTACTTCTAAGTGTGGTTTATTACCCAGAACAGTTTTAGTTGCTCTTGCAAATATACTTTCTTTGTCTACAATATTACTAGTTAAATAGTCTGCGTCTAAGACTACTTTCATTATTCTTTCTAGAGTATCTATCGAAGTTTTGTCAACTCCATCTCCTAGGTCTAGCTTAAAGTCTCTGTATCCTGAACCTGTATTTGTTACATTTAAGAACAGTGATTCTTTAAGACGTAAGGAGAAAACTCCAGCTAAGTGACCTGATTGTATATGGTGATTAATATGTTCAAATACAGCTACTTCAGTTGCATGAGGTAATCCAAAAGTACCTAACTCTATTTCTATATATTCTAAAAATAGTTTACGTAAAGTATCTTGTGGTACAGATTCTAGTCTAAACTCGCCTGGAATCCTTGTTACTAACTTATCGTAATAAGTAGTACTTTCTATGTAATTTATAAATCTTGGTAAAGATACACTTTTTAAGAACTTTTGAGTAGCTGATCTTAGTGTATCATTTTCTATGTCTTTATTTAAATCGCTTACTAACTTTTTTAAGGAGCTTTCAGTAATTACAGAAGAAGCACCTTGTTTAGCGGCTTCATATTTCTTACGAAACTTTTCAGATTCTACTAGTTTAGTATAATCAGCTCATAGATCTCTTGTTTTAATTTGATTAAATCTACTAAAAATTCTATCTCTGAGAGTTTGGCTGAATTCCGCTATTGACATATTAATTTACCGTTAATGCGTATTGATCAAAAATACGCTGAATTGATGCTGGTAGTTTACTAGTCATTATATATTCTATTTGCCCACTGTTACCGCCGGGGGCTGAGTTAGAGTGAACTGCACCTTCGTGTCTCATATAGTACTGAATAAACTCTAATACTCCTAGTTTTAATCCATCTGGGCATCCATCATTTCCCGCAAGGTAAGTTACTTTATATCCTGCAGGTCTAAGCTGGAATACAGAGCCATATACACATTTTACTACTTGTTCTTTTTGTACATAGATCCAGTCTACATATTGAACCATGTCGGCAAATGTTTTACCATAGTCAGTAGAGTACTGTACTGAAGCAATAGACGCTACTGGTCCACTGGATAGTGCTAATACTGCATTACCACCTTCAAATATTTCTGAAACACTTTCTTGGGTATCCAAGAGTGGATTTCTACAGAAAATTCTTACAGCGTCTGATATTTTTGGAATTAAGAAGTCAATTAAATTATCTTGAGTAGTACTAGATATGCCTGCATAAGCTTTATACTCTGCTTTGGTTACTAGATTGGCCATACTGTTTCCTTTTGTCTTTTACATATCCTGACTAGCAAGATATGTAAAAGACAGGACCGAAGTCCTGTCTTACTTAACGAATTAAGCTGTCCAACGAAGGGCTTTAACACCCTGGCTAGCTGTAATTTGTGTCATGCCAACACGCATAGAAGCAACCATTACACGAGCTTGTTCAGCTGCTAACTCTTGTGTATCAATGCGTAGACCGCGTTGAGCACCGACTAAGAAGTTAGGAACATAAACTGCAAGAGCAGCAATGTTAGTCAATGCAGTGACAGCACCAGTAGCTTTAGCTGCTAGTTCACCTGTGGCGATAACTGGGGATCCACCGATCATACCAATTTGACCAGTGATAATAGTGGCTAATGGGCCGACTTTTTCCATAGTCATAAAGTTAGTATCTTCTAATAGATCGTAGTATGTATCGTTATTAACAATATATGCTACATCTGCTGGATCGATACCATAGTTGCCTAATTGAGCACGTAGCCCACGTAGCTTACTAATAGTTACTGCACCGTTAGCTACTGTTTGTAGTAGGGCTGCATTAGTACCTGAAGTACCTGCACGGTTTGATAAGCCGCTGATAGGTACTGTAGATCCGTCACCTGTTAGTAGGGCACCATCGATTGCTTTAGCGCAACGACGAACCATAGCATCACGAATCATAGGTAGAAGAATTAGTAAAGAATCTTCTTCTTCTTCGTATCCAACGTACTCTTTTGTCGCTACTTTGTAGGAATTTAGAGTAACTTCAGCTAGCTTGTGAGCAACAGCTGAACCGCCAGAGCCTGATTCTAGAGCAGTACCGCCACTGAATGTTGTAACCCAGCTTGCGGATCCAACTTCAGGATTTACAGGGATACTTAATACATTGGTCTTCATTGGGATTTGACGGAATAGGGGAGCAACAACTAGTCTACGACGTAGTGCTTCTTCCATTGTCAACTGTACTTCTTGTTCCCATGGTAGACCTGTTGAACCTGGAATGTGAGCAAAACTAGATTTCTCTAACAGTGCACGTCCAAATTTGGTTTGGTCCATTGACTTGCCCATGATAGTTGCAAGCATAACTGCTTGCTCTTTTTCTTGGTATGTTACACCGTCAGCAGCAGACTTGTCCGAGAAAGCCATTTTTGACTTTTGGATAGCTGCAATTTCAGCTGACTTCTCAGCTAGGGCTGATTGTAGGCTGTCTAATACTTGCTTGGTTGTTTGTGACTGCTCTTCAAAACGCTTTTCAACTTCGGCTAGTAGGCGCTCTGCACCTGTTTCACCTGATTGAA